TTAATGCTCATGGAGATCGCCCGGCTCTCCGAATTGCGGGGGAGCACGCTGTCAAAGGCCATCCGGTTCAGTTCCAGGTACTCATTCCAGCCCGTCCCAGCCACCAGCGGCAGTATCTTGGACTTGTTCAGGCTCGGCCCGTAGCTCATCACCCCATGGAGCCGCCCGTCCAGGAAAACTCCAAAATGCAGGCAGCTGTTATTCACCACCGTCCCGCTGTAATGGTGCCGCCGCATGAACGGGTTCGCCACCTTCCCCGGAATCACTTTCAGACTAATTTCCTTTGCTCTGCCCACTGCCTCACCACCTCATACACGCCGTTCCCCTTCCGGTTCTCATTGCCGAAGGTCTCCCCCACTTCCTCATGCTCATGCACATATTCAATGCACGCCATGATAAGCTCCGCCTGCTTGTCATGCAAAGTAAGGCTGATCTGCTGGTAGGGCTTCTTCTCCCCGGAATCCAACGTAAATTCCTCCCCGAACTCGTCCTCGGAAATGCTCTCGAACCCGAACACTGTCATGTCCTGGGCAATGTCCGCCAGCTCCAAAGGCAGCAGGTCAATGTCCCATTCCGCCAACTCCCCCACCTTATTGTCCGCCAATCGGAACGCCTTCACCTGCTCCTCCGTCAATTCGTCCGCAATCACGCAGGGAACCGTCTTCAAGCCCAGCCTCCCCGCCGCCTTATATCTGGTATGCCCCGCAATGATCTCATGCTCCTTCGAGATCACCAGCGGCACCAGGAAGCCGTACTGCTTAATGCTGGCCGCCACCGCCTCCACGGCATTGTCATTCTTCCTTGGGTTATTCCCGTATGGATGCACTTCATCCATGGGCAACTGTAAAATGTTCATAACCGCCTCCCGACTAAAAAACGGGCGGATACCCATGATCCGCTCGCTCCGTTCTTTTACCTCATTTCCCCGCCGCTCCTGCAGCATGGGATTAAAACATAATTTTAACCGCCCCTCCGGGCATTGAGTAACCGCTCCATCATATCGTCATGGGGCGTTGCCCCCTTGTACTCCCCGGAGCAGTTCTCCCGCACCACCTGATAAATCTGGAACCACAGATTGTTCGCCTGCTTGGAGAAGCTCTGGCTCATGGATACATAGGGCGAGGGGATTGCGTTCCCCGTGGTCGGATGCTTCGCCAGAAAACCATACTCGGAAATGGCCTCCTCGCACTGAATCCATCGGGAGATTGCCATGGCGTACTGCTCGATGATCTGCGCCGGTATCAGCTGGGAGCAGCCCCGCTCATGGAGCCATTCCCAGGTACGCTCGTAAATCTCCACCGCCAGCAGTTCCCTGCCGCTTTTCTGCTGCGCCGCCAGGTACTCGCGGGGCGGCGGCATCTGCTCCCCTTCCAGGTCGGCGGTGTCGGAAAACTCCATGACCGTCAGCTTGCGCTTCCCCGGATTGCCCTCCGCCAGCTTATCCGACAATGCCTTTTTCTTCTGTCCCGCGCCAATCCGTGCGCCGCCGTGGCCGTTCGCCATGGGCTCCCACCTCCTCCCTTGAAAGCTCCGGGGCTATATACCCCACTTGAAAGCGCGATTTTTCACGCGATACCCCCCGCCCGCTACCCGTGGGGCGGGACAGTGAGATTTTCCTCCCCCCTGCCCCTCACCTGCGGCGTTCCCACCTGCCGCCCTCCCGTGCCGTGATCTCAGAATGGCACGGCTTGCAGAGCGCCATCAGGTTCCCCTCGGCATGGGTGCCGCCACGGGATAATGGCTTGATATGGTGTACTTCCTCGGCGGGTGTCACCTTCCCCGCCTTCCGGCATTCCTCGCACAGAGGGTGGGCGGCTATGTAACGGTCACGAATCCGCTTCCATGCCCGCCCGTACCGTTTCCTGCTGGCCGGGTCACGCTCATGCTTATTGTAATGCGCCGTGATGATCTTCCGATGCTCCCCACAGTACCACCCGTCCGTCAGCTTCGGACAGCCAGGATAGGAGCAGGGACGCTTTGGTTTGTATGGCATAACCAGCTCTACCTCCTTCCGGGCAGAAAGAAAGCCCCCGCAAGGCAATCCCTGCAGAGGCTCCCTCCTGATCCAATATTTTCATGATACCAGTATAGCACATTTAAAGGCAAATAACCTGCCATTAAACTGCCATCTTTTCCATGGCGGCCTTCCGGCCTGCTGTTGCATGATACAAGTATAGCACAGCCGAAAGCAAATAACACGCCATTAAACTGCCATCTTTTCCGCCGCAGCCTCCGGCCCGCTATCCCACGATACCAGTATAGCATAACCGGAAGCAAATAACGCCCCATGAAAACCCCATCTTTCATTTCCCGAACAGAAGTATGGACATCCGTTTCAGCGCCTTCTCCCGGATGCGCTGTATCTGCCGCTCGCTGAAGCTGAGCCGCTCCTGCAGCCGTGCCGCCGCCCCGGAACGCAGGCTCCCGTTCATGTAGAACTCCCGCAGCACCATCTGCTCCGTATCCGTCAAGGTCGCCCATGCGGGCTCGAACCAGCCCATGTACTCCACCGCCTGCCGATACCGCTCCTGGATTACGTCCAGCGTATCCAGCGACTTCACCAGCCGCTCCTCCCCGGCCTGGGGGTTCCACCCCGCCGGTACTCCCGTGACCCGCCTGCTGCCCACAGACACCATACGGTCATAAAGCTCCTTCGTTTCCTGCGGCGTGATATTGATGATCTCCCGCATGGTAGAATAGTCCTGCATGGCCGCCACCGTAGCGGACGGCTTGTTCAAATATTTCCAGGCAATCATATGTCTCTCCTTTCCTCCCCTGCGCTGGCAGCCTCCATATCCGCCAGCAGCTTTTTCACATCTTCCACCGAAGTCACCTTCCCGGCAACCCCGCCCGCATCCTCAATCTTTTTCAACGCAACCTCCTGTAGCCGGGTCAGCTTCCCCGAAGGCTGCTTCACCTCAAAAGCGCAGAACCGCCCGCCCACGCAGGCGATAATGTCCGGTATCCCCGCCGTCCCATACATCCCGCCGTGGGTCTTCCAGGCGAAACAGCCGGGAACCCCTTTCAGATGCCGCATGACAGCGGCTACAATCTCACATTCCAGCATACAAAGGGCGGATGCCCCATGCCGTAAAAACCGGATATACCGGGAAATTTACACACTATATATATTTTTCTTTTATTTTTATCCCTTCCCTCTCTCTGGTTCTTATGCGCAAGGAATAAGGGAACCCCGGTTTTCCCGGTCATCCCGGCCACGGCAGCGGTCATTCCGCCTCCACACCTCCCTCCACATAAGCCATGCCTTTCCATACCCGGCGTTTGGAGAGCTTGTCCCGCCCCCGCACGATCTCCGGATACCCGGCTTCCAGCTCCTTGTTGAAATTCGTCTGCGACACCGGCTTCATGCCCGCATTGCCGCAGTATTCCTTGTAACGCAGGAACAGATCGTCCCGCACCACACAGCCGTCCTCCCGCCGCTCACAATACATTTTAGCGAATGACAAAACGCTGTTCGATTCAACCCGGTATCGTTCCAGCTCCGCCCGCGTCCGTTCCGTCTCGCTGAAATCATAATCCGCCGTGATCAGGCGTTTCAGGCCGGAGAGCGCCCACATCAGTATCCCATCCCGCTCCGCCGCCAGCTTCTCCGAAAGGTTCGGGTCGCGCCGGGATTTTGGAACCGACTTCTCAAACCGGATAATGATCAGCCTCCGGTAAAAGCCCTCCGAGCGGTCGCCATAATTCCGGGGAATCTCGTTGCAGGAAAATAAGAACCTCGCATAAGGACGGAACGAGAAAGGGTCTTTGTTCTTCCGCTCCGCCGTGATGAAGTCCTCGCCGGTCAGCGCCTTGAACATCCCGTTATCGTCAATGCTCTTGGAGGGCAGGTCGGCAAAGATATTCGCCAGCTTCCCGAACAGCTCCGCCTTGTTGAACCGGTCGCCCAGGTTCTGCCAGGGGATGTTCGACACGTTCTCGCTCCCAAGGAGTATCTCCTGCACCGTATTGAGCAGGGTGGACTTCCCCGCATTGGGCGCACCCACGAACACAAAGGACTTCTGCGCCTTGTTCACCGGGATCAGCAGATACCCGAAAATCTCCTGCACCAACGAAATCTCCTCCGCGCCCAGCATACTTTCCAGATATTTCAGGAACTGCGGGCACTGCGCGTCCGGCGCATAGGAGACCTTAAGCTGCACCGTAGAGAAATAGTCCGGGGTATGCGCCCGGAACGTATCGTCCAGCACATGATATAACCCATTCCGGAGGTTTAAGATAAACGGGTTGCTATTAATCTCGGACACGGGCTTGCGTACCAGCATCTTCCATTGTCCCACCGTATCATTGATGGCCTGCATCGTCACTGTCCTGGGAACCATGCGCTCCCGCACCTTGGCCGCCGCGATCATGTCCTCGCTCTCCCGGTACACGCCGTCCTCATAGAAAAAATAGCTGCTGGCCGTGTAGAACGCCTTCACGTTCCCCGCCAGGTAGTCCGCCAGAATCCCGGATAAAAACCGCAGGCCGCCCCGCTCCGTCATCTCATACCATTCCGGCAGCCCGCTGTCCTCCGCCGCCTGCCGGTTCCCCTTATTGGACGCATATGCCTTATACAGTTCCTTCTGGTAGGACGACAACGCCCTTGCATCCCCGGTTTTCAGCCGGAAATGCTCCTTCAATTCATACTCAATGAACGTCCCCGCATCCAGCGGCTCGATATTGTATAAAGCCTCCTTCACAAACTGCTTCGCCGCCCGCACATCCTCTACCGGGGACTTATGTACCTCTGCGGCGGCGAGCATTTCCCGCAGCTCATCCAGCCCCATGGGCAGGTAACATAAGGCCGCCGGAGCCTTGCAGGTGCAGGAGCCGTCCGCCATGCGCGGGCAGGCAAAGCCCTTCTCCGCGATATTCCTGCAGGTGATGGGCTTCGTGCCGCTCCCTAAGAAATGCCGTATCTTCTCCGTGGTCTCCGCCGCCTTGTACCCCGGATACGGGGCGGACAGCTCATGGATTGCCCGCTCGCCGCCCTCGAATACCGCAAGGTTCGTGATCATGGCATACCAGTCATGCTCCGGGAGCGTCGCCGCATCTTCCCGGCAGTGCTGCAGGAACGCGCACCGCCCAAGCACCAGCGAAAGTCCCTGCCTCGTCCCTTTTGCCGGGACTATGCCCAGCGGCGCTGGCTCGTCCCCCACCCTCGGCAGGTGCCGCTCCAATTCCTCCTGCGTGTACCGAAGCTCCGGACGGAAATGGATGCACTCCACCATCACCGGCTCCTGCTTGCAGTGATAGAGGCCCGGAAGCCGCAGCACCCGGCTCTCGTTGATGCAGGTCTTGTCCCCGCCGAACTTCGCCGCCAGCCCCTTCTGCACCCGCCGGAAGTCCTCCACCTTCGCATCCCGCACAAGCCAGTAGGTATGCAGGGATTTGCGGGTCTTCACAATGAACGAGGGCTCCAGCGGGAACGCTTCAATCTGATTCAGCTGTTCGTCCAGGGATAATTCGTCACACTCCATGAACTGGGCATTGATCCGGGTGATCTCCGCATCCTCATGGCCGCCGTAATTCACCACAAAATAGATGCCCCGGTTCTGCCCGTTGTGCTTCCTCAGCGTATCCATCAGACCGGGGAGGCTGGAAAGCGTCGTTTCCAGCTTCGCCCCCTTGAACGTACCGGCCTTCTTATCGTCAAACACCCGCAGGCAGATCCGCTCCGATGGCCCGAAGAACGGGCGCAGGAACTCCTCCAGCGGGACATTGAGCGCCTTTTTCATTCCGTTCCCACCTCCTCGCATTCCTCCGTAAAGTACCGAAGCCGCAGGTTCCGCTCCTTTGCCTTCTCAATCTCCACCGCCATGCCCCTCGATATCCGCCGCCCGAACACCCAGACCTCCCGGCACCTACCCTGCAGTACCAGCCCAAAGGCGATGCCAAGGCTCCTCTGCTCCGGGTCGCACTCCTCCATGAACTGCGGGAAATATAAATGTGGGGCAAGGGGGATACAATTCTGCGCCACCGCGAACCGGCAGTATTCCCGCGCCCGCCTTGCGTTCCCCTCCATATCCCCGGCATAAGGCGAGCAGATGAAAACCAACGCCCGGTATGCCTTTCTCCGTTCCTCCCGGATCACGTTCGAGAGGGCATCGCAGGCGGTCGGGTCATGATACCCCTCCGCATTCCGTTTCATAGCCATATCCATTTTCCTCCCTCATGCCGCCTGGCCAGCATCGCATCCCGATACCCGGCTCCCCGGCATTTCGCCTTTTTTCTTCCTACCATTCGTCCATCTCCCCATAATTCACGCCTGCTGCCACCTCGGCCACCAGCGGCACATCAAACTCCGCAAAGGGCTGTTTTTCCATCAAGCCTTTAATCAGCCGCCCGGCTTCCTCCACCCTTTCCTCCGGCACATAGAATACCAGGCTATCATGCACCGTAAGCACCGGCTGAATCCACGGGTACTCCGGCAGCACCGCCACGATCCGCCCCATGGCCAGCTTGATGATATCCGCCGCCGTCCCCTGGATCGGCGTATTCATGGCGCACCGCTCCGCAAAGCTCTTTTTGCCCCAGTCCTCGGATACGATACCCGGCAAGTACCTCCTGCGCCCCAGCCAGGTCTCGCTGTACCTGCGGGCGGCGGCCTGCCTCTTTGTAGCCTCCTGCCAATGGGAAAGCTGCGGATACCCGGCCTTTAAGTTCGCTATGATATTTTCACAGTCACTAAGCGGCGTATCCAGCCCCGCCTTGAATTTCAACGTCTTCTGCAGCCCACGGGGGAACAGCCCATAGAACACGCCGAAGTTACAGTTCTTCGCTATGGTTCTTCGCTCCTTGTAGTCCACCCCGTTCTTATCCGCCGCCTGCTCCACCGGGATATGATAGATGACCGAAGTGGTCTGCGTATGGATATCCCCGCCGCCCCGGTACGTTTCCAACATCTTTTCATCCCGACAGTAGAACGCCCCGACCCGGAGTTCCACCTGGGAATAGTCCAGCTCCATCACTGCACACCCAGGGGGTGCAACGAACAGCCGCCGGATGCCCACCGGGTCGCTGCCCTTCCGGGGCATGTTCTGCAGGTTCGGGTTCCTGGCGGAGAACCGCCCCGTCTCCGTCCCCAGCGGCATCAGATCCGGGTGGATGCGCCCCGTTGCCTGATTCACATGGCGCAGATACCCGTCCAGATAAGTGCTCCGTATCTTCCCAATCCGCCGGTATTCCTGCACCATCTCAAAGAGCCGTGTAAGCTCCGGGCGGTTCTCCCGGCACCAGTCCGCCAGCAGGATCATGGCCTCGTCATCCGCCGCCTCCTGGTATTTCGCCGTGGTCTTAAGTACCGGCAGCCCAAGGTCTTTGTAAAGATAATTCTTAAACGCTGAGGTAGAGGCATTCGCCCCGATATTCACGTCCCCGATCAGGAACGCAATCTCCTCCCGGATTTCTGCGATCCGCCCATCAGCCTCCTGCTGCCTTGCCTCCATGGCCGCCTGATCCAACACCAGCCCGTTATAACGCATGATCCCGCAAAATACGGCGGTGGGGCTCTCCACCTGCTCCACCAGATACCGGTGCTTCGGCAGATACCGGTCAAACCAGTCATTGAACAGATGATAGAGCCGCAGGGCATAGTCGCTGTCGGCGCAGGCATAGCGCACCGTCTCCCCATCCTGCGGGGACAGCTCGTCAAAAAAACTTCCATCTGTCACTGTAGCAAAATCCGGCAGCTCCACCCCGAACAGCAGCGGCACAAGGGTCTTCAAGCCGCTGTCCGACAAGCCCCGGAAAGCCGTGCCGCTCTTTAGGGTAAGCTGCGCCGCCGCGATGGTATCATAGACCGGAGCCTGCACTACCACGCCCAGCGCATACAGAAACATGGACTCAAAAGAAAGGTTATGTGCAATCTTGATAACCTCCATATTCCCGAACAGAGCCGCCTGCAGGTATTCCATGACCGCCTCCGGTTTACGGATGTTCCGCCCCGCCCGGTGCCGGAAAGGCACATAGATGCCGCTCCCCTCCGATACGGAAAAGCTCATCCCCGTGATCTCCGCCTTATGCGCATCCAAGGCCGCCCGCTCCTCCGCCCGGTACTTCTCCAACGGCGAGGTTTCAAAATCAAAGGCCACAATCTCCGCCCCCGCCAGATATTCCTTTATCTTCCCAAGTGCCGTCACACACTCATATCCCATAAAATCCTCCTAACCGTCCATGGGCGGGGCAGGCGGGTATATTCCCGCCCCGCATGGACTTTCTATTTCTAAAAATGTCTTATCCGCATACAGGTATCCCTGCTGCCATACAAATCACCTGCCACCATTCCGGTCACTACAGCGGCGGGATAACCTCCCCGGTCTCCGGGTCTACAAAAGGCACGTCCGGCTCTGCGGCCTCCTCCATATCGAAGCCCACCGTCCGGCTGTACCCCTTCACCTGCTCGGACAGCTTCGTGATTAAAATCTGCTCCTCCGATGTGAGCGGACGGTCAAGGGAAAACTGCGCCTGGGAATAGGCAATGCCGCTGCTGTTGGTGGCCTTTTTCAGCGAGAACCGCGTCACCACCGAATTACTTTTCCGCCCTTTGGAGAGCAACCGCTTGATGTACCGGGAGAACTCCTTCATGGAGCCGGTGGGCAGGGAGAGGATCAGCGGGAACAATTCGCCCTCCCGCAACAGGAACACCCTGCGCCGGTTCTTACACGCCTTGCTGTTGTTCTCCCCGGAGCCGAACTGGTTCAGCGGGCAGTTCGCGCATACGCCGCCCGGCTCGCCCTCCCCCATGACCCCGTCAAAGCTGCCGCAGTCCGGCGGGTTACTCCCACCGGTATACTTCGTGGCATAATACTGCTGCAAGGGATGGTGGTATAAGATCACCGCCGAGAACTCCTTCACGCCCTCTGGCTCGTCCGCCTCATCGCCGGGCAGCTCGAACATGGTAGTTCCGCCCGCCGGGATCTTCACTCGGTCGAAACCGCCCTCCAAACCTTCCAGCTCCTCCGCCATGGTCTGATCCATGTTGAAATCCGCCAGGGCAAGGAACCCCGGACGCATCACCGCAACTTCTTCTTTCGCCGTATTCTTCTTAGCCATTCTACAAATCCTCCTATGATTTTTTATTTCGCCGCTTTCCGCAGGCTCACGCTAGTCTTCTCAAACACCTTCACTAACCCGTCCAGCCATTCCGGCAGCACGTCCCCATTCTCCTCGATCTGCTCCTTCACAAAGGCGGAAAGGCTGTTGGCGTTCACTGTCTCATACACAAGGTCGCCAAAGCCCTCGCCCCGCAGGGCGGCGAATAATTCCTCCTTGCGTCCCGCCATAGCAGAAGCTCGGGTCTTGCTGGTCAGGCAGAACATCATCCCCGCACGGGTAAAGTTCTGCGTCTCCGTTTCCGCCATCAGCTCCGACAGCCGGAAATCCGTCTCGTCAATCTCCCCATTGATCTCCTTTAACCGCTTCTCCATCTCCGCCTTCTCGTCCCGAAGCCCCCGGAGCCGGTCGGCCATCTCAAACATTTTTTCAGAATCCATACATCCTCCTCTCATGCAAACGGGTTCCGCCCGCTGCGGTAATCGTCCACCAGCGTCCGGGCAAGATCAGCCTTATCGCCCAGAGCCGCCAGCACCTTCTCATCCACCGTCCCCCGCGCCACCAGGTACAGGTAGGTGCAGGGCATCCGCTGGCCGACCCGGTGTATCCGGGCCTTCGCCTGCTCAAAATTGCTCATGGAATAGTCCAGCGAATAGAACACCATGGTGGAGGCCGCCGTCAGTGTGATGCCAAGCCCCGCCGTGGCGATCTGCCCCACAAAAACCATCACCTCCGGCTCATTCTGGAACGCCGCCACCTGCGCCTCCCGGTCTCTCACGTCCCCGGCAATACAGGAATACCGCAGCTTCCGGTTTTCCAACAGCCTGCATATGGCTTTGATCTCCGGGACGAACCGGGCAATGATGACCAGCTTCTTCCCCTCCGCCATAATGCCGTCCAAAATGTCCTCCAAAGCCGACAGCTTCGCGCAGCTCACCTGCTCCACGGCGGAAGTCTCGTCATTCCCGATGAACCCGCCCGTAAGCTGGGACAGCCGTAGGAGCCTCGTAAGGATGTTCGTTGCCGTCACCTCTCCGCCGGATAATTCCGCATAACTTTCCTTTACCAGCCCCCTGTAGATCTGCAGGGCTGGCGGTTCCAGCTCCACCTGCCGCAGGATATCCGTCATCTCCGGCAGGTCGAGGCATTCCGCCTTGGTCGCCCGGAACGCGATGCTGTGCATCCGCTCCATCAATTCCGCCTCCATGGACTTCTTTAATACCGGCGTATGGTTCCCATACCCCACCATGTCGAAGTACCGCCCCCGGAACGCATAGAAGCTCTGCCCGAAAATGGCCGGGTTCACGAACTTGTACTGGCTGAACACGTCCACCGCCTTGTTCGTGATCACCGTCCCCGTGAGCAGCAGCCGGTATCCGGCCTTCGCCCCCAGCCGGTGCATCGCCCTGCTGGCGGAAATGTTGTGGGTCTTGATCTTATGCCCCTCGTCCGCAACGATCAGGTCTGGCCGCCATGCCCCCAGGTCTTTCTCCATCCGCCAGGCGCTCTCGTAGTTCACCACCGCCACCTGCAGGGAAGCCCCGGCCATATGCCGCAGGGTATCCCGCTTCCTGCTGCCGTTCCCCGAAAGAACCACAAGGCAGTAAGGGAAATCTGCAAACTTCTGGAACTCATCCTCCCATACCCCGAGGATTGATAACGGAGCCACCACCAGTACCCGCCGGATGCGCCCGGCGTTAGATAATGCCCCGGTGATCCCAATCGTGGTAAGGGTCTTCCCGGTTCCCATTTCCATCAAGAGCGCACATCCGGCACCTGGCTGGCGGGGCGGCGCATCCCTGCTGCCAGACTCTTTTCCCGCTCCTGGCAGGATGCCGAACAGCCCACAGGCGAAGCGGAACGCCTCCATCTGATGATGGTATGGCACAGCCTTGATCGGCATGGGAAACTCCGCCCCATGCTCCTTACGCCCCGCCATGGCTTCCCACCTCCGGCACTTCCTGCAGGGACAGAGCCTGCACGCTGTCTCCGGGTACGATGATCGTCACCCGGCGCACCTCGCCCAGCAGGCAGCGCAGAACCCGCTCCCGCAAGGCCACCTTCCTGCAGCGGACAATGCCGCCGGAACCCGGCACCGGAAGGAACGCCGCCCCTCTGGCCACGCTGATCTTCAAGTTATGTTTCATATGCCTTCCACCTCTTTCCGAGAGCCATTTATTTAGTGCCCTCACTATATAGCCACGGGAAAGGCAAAACCGAACCCCCTAACTTAAAACTTTTTTCAATTTCCCATAAATTTTTTTCAGACGTTTTCGGACAGCCGCCTCGCTCACGCCCTCTACACGGGCAATATCCGCAACCCGCATCCCCTTAAAATAAACTTTTAACAGCAGTTCCTTCTGGGAAGCAGAAAGCATGTCCAGAGCCTTCATAAGCCGCTCCGTATCCACCCGCCCCATGGCCTCGCGCAGCGTATCCGCCCCCGCCCGGAACGTCTCCCCCTCAAAATCCATCCCGTCCAACGACATATGGCGGCGGGTCTCCCTCCGGTCATTATTTTTCTCCTGCCGGTCAAACTCCAACAGCACCTCCCCCAAGGCATCCTCCACCTCGATCTTTAAAACCTCTCCCGTAACAAACTCATACTTGATCTCCATCTCTGCCGTTCTCCTTTCCGGAGCCCGGCAGGCGGCATCCCCAGCCGCCGGAGACAAAAAAAGGAGCCTGACAAGCAGCACAAAAAGTGCCGCCTGCCAGGCTCAATGTCGTCTCCACCATTTTTCGGGTGGTATCATGGAGGCTCGACCAATAATTCCAGGAATGAAATCTCCCCTCCGTGCATCATGCTCAAACAAACGAGTGACCCTTGTCCCGGTTTAGCCATACGTTTCCCTTTTCCGTATACATCCCTTACGGAATTGCCGTTATGCCGCATGACGCCCCGGTCAGCCCCCGGCCTTTCACAGCTCGGAGCGGGTCTAATTTTTCCGTATTCAATTTTCCTGCGTTTCAGCCCGCGCCACCCCGACCTTCGCGCCGCAGTGCCCGCACTTTATGATAAAATCGGGATACCGGCCCTCCATCGGGGTCACGAGCTGGGTCTGGGTACTTACAGCCGCGTCCATGATCCTGTGCCCGCATACCGGGCAGCACACATGACGCATCTCCTCCGTCATCTCATGGCCATGCCCCTCCTTCTTCCTGCGCATTTCATATACGCCCCTTTCTGTAGCCGCCGCTGTCCGGCGCGGGAGTATATGGCCTGCTATGAAACTTCTCCTACATCACGAGCCCCGTAAGCCACGGGGCGACCGGCCTCGCCAAAAGGCGGGCATTCAGGTACGCCATCTCCAACGTAAGGCAGGTATTGCCTAAATAATACCCGTCCATAATGGTGAGGGTCATAGCAAGGTCGGGCCTCTCCATATCCGTCAGACAGACCGGCAGAAGATACTGCACCCTCCCCTGGTAGCCCTGCGGCACCACAATGCCGGGCTCCACCACAGCCCTCCGCCGCGCCAGCTCTACTGCCGTTTCCAATAGCAGGGGCAGGTTATGCGCCTCGCGGATCGCTGCTGGCAGACGGGAGACGTTCTCCGCATCGCCCAGGATGTGGTCTATGTTTACCCGTATCGGCCACTCCGGGTTGTAGTTGACGCCATACTGCGCCATATGATAGCTTGGTCTCTCCGGGAGCGGGGAGACATATTTCAGCCACGGCGACAGCTCGTCCGCAAAGCCCCGGAAGTACCAGCCCCGCATGCTCGCGTGCTTCTTGTTCCGGTCAAAGCAGGCGTACACCGCCTTGTACCTCCCCGTATACAGCCCCGTATGGAAGCAGCAGAACTCATTCTCCACATGGAAATGCCGCGCCGCCTCCGCCGGGTCTCCCTCACTGTTAAAGTCAATCGCCTGCTTCTTAAAAATAGAATGTATGTACCGCTCCAGGATTGGCGTATCCAGATTTTTTGTAGCATACACCGGCTCCCTGAACCGCCACGGCTCCGGAAGCGCCATCTCCGCCAGGCAGTCCAGCTGCCAGTACCACCCCGGCACATAGGCAAAATCGAATAGGTCGCATTGCAGCTTCATAGCAGGCTCCTCCATCTCGTCTGGATCGCCTGCAGCATCCGCATCTGCACCATGGACTTCCAGTCCTCCCTCGTTTCGTGGTGGATACATCCGTCCAGCCCCGCCTCCGCATAGACCAGGAGCGAATCATGGAACGGCTCATAGATGCGCAGCAGCTCATCCTGCGCCTCCCGCTCCCCGCTAACCGCCCGGCGGATCAGCCCCACTGTTAATTGCATTGTCTGTTGGTTTTTCTCCATAATAGTCCCTTACCGCCCGGAACGCCCGCTGCCGCAGGTTGTATACCGTCCGGACGCTTACCTCCATCTTTTCCGCTATCTCCCCGTCCGTAAGGCCGTGCCAGAAGCCCAGGAGCAGGACTTCCCTCTGCCGCTCTTTCAAGGATAACAGCGCATAGTATAAAGTCTCGTTTTCCACCATGCAGGCATACCCGTCCACCTCCAACGTGAAGGCATGGGAAGGGTAGGCATCCTCATGGCCCAATAATCCAAGCAGATAGTCTACCGGTTCATGGGAAACATATTTGCCCCGGCGTTCATTCTTACGCACCAAATCTTTAATATAACTCATACTTCGCATACTAAAATTAGGCATACTACCAGAAATTACGCCACTTTGGGCATTTGGAAACGATTTTTCCAGTTTTCAGGCAGTTTGCTGATAAAGAGGGACACCAGTTCCGCAATCTGGCACTCCGATGCGTTATAGTACTCCCTTATGCTGTCAAGCAGAGTATCTATCATAAGCACAATGGCACAGTCCATGAGTTCGTTGACAATCTCACGCTGGACACCGTAAAACAGTTCCTCTATCGTCCGGTTGTCGCTGTTTTTGAATCGTTCTACCGCGAGTATCATATACCGTATGGCTACAATCACCATATGCGATGTGATTGCATCGTAACTCGTGCTGTGGCACTCTGTCCGTAGCTTCAGGTAACTCTTTGTGAGTTTAAAATAGGTCTCGATTTGCCAGCGGAGCATATATGCTTCCAGGATTTCCTTCTCGGACAGGGATGTATCCGTGCACACGAAGCAGACCCAGTCCTTGCGGTTGCTATGGTTCCGCGCATACACGAGTTTTGCCGGAATGGCTGTCCCTTCGCTATCCACTACCGTCACATTGACAGACAGGAGGTATCTGGACTTTCCCCTCCTCTTTTTATTGCGGGAATAGATTTCCTTTACATCCAGCTTGCTTATCTCACCAGTTTCAGGGGCTGTCCATAGGTATTTTGTGCTGTTTTTCTTGATCATGGCAATCGTGTCCACTTCCATGCCCTTTAGTTCTACAAGCTGGGCAGGATTGGAAAACCATGTGTCAAACAGCACAAAATCAAAGGGGATCCCTGACTTTTTGGCTTCCCTGACCATGCGGCATACGGTGTCTGTGCCTTTTTCTTTTGCGGCGACCCTGCGTCTGCCGCGGATGGTGCGCCGGTCAACAGGGGTATCCCTGCCGACCATGAGGCTGTTGTCGCGGGTAGTAAGAAGCGTCTGGGAAAATGGAAGGAAAACATCGCCGTTGGTCCATCCGCCGGTCATCATCCGGTATCCGGTACGCATCTTGTGGTCATTATGGTCAAACACTCTGCCGCACAAGTCAGTCCCCTTTCCACCGGTACGGGCATATAAGGAGTCATCAAATATAAGGGCGCATGTATGGTTCTTATCTGTCTGCGACTCCATATCGCGGATCACGTTGCCGGCTGTCTCCAGCTGGAGGCGTTCCCAGTTTGCCCTGGGCATCAGGTCAAAGCGGTAGAACGTATCCTTTTTGTAGTCGCGGAAAAAATTTCCGGTCTTGAACATCCGGTATGGGCTTGCCGCCGCAAACCCGACAAGGACCTTATCAGTCAGCAGCAGCTTGGCGCTAACGCATTTTTCAAGAAATTTCGACTCCTTGACGGTACCTATGAGACGGGAAAGCGGGGTGTCTGCGTATTCAAAAGTAGTTTTTTCCGTAACGCTGTCAATGACTTTGGTTATGCCACATTTCCGCAAAAGGGAAGAGCCGATATATTTGTCTATAAAATTTGAGATACTGTCAAGTAATTCCTTGCTATTATCGAAGATTTCTGCTATGCTTTTCATTGGTATAGGTCTCCTTTTGCTGATGATATTAGTGGGTAATTTCATTATAGCAAAAACAGAGTGCCTATACCATTTTTATTTGCAGAGCAATTGATTTTTATAATTCTTTAGCATATATCAGTATGCGAAGTATGAGTAAGACTTGATACAGGACTGAAGGTTTCTGATGCGTATGCGCATAAATGCTGTAAAATTGCTGGCATAAAAAGCGAA